TGACTGGGTTATTATAGCATAAAACTCGTCGAGACGCAATCTGTCTAGATGTGGGTCTCGTCGAGATTCATAACAGTATATATGTAGTCTCGTCGAGAATTGTGTCGGTCTTGTAACATTTCGGCGGGGGTGCTTGACTTTTTTGGGTTCTTGTGCTAACGTGCGGGCTTAACTTGCATAAGGATCGGACATTTATAAGTATTCAAAACATAAGGATAAGTATTCAAAACATAAGGATAAGTATTCAAAACATAAGGATAAGTATTCAACACTATTCTCAACAACATATCCAATTGATTCTCAATAAGCACAATAATTGAGAAAATAACAAAAAAGACACATATATTTTCGTTAATAATAGGTTAAATGTACCCCCAAATACATAAACCTCAAAATATGATATACCACTCAATATAACACAGTATACCTTTCTATATAACACAGTATGATACCATTCAATACGCCATGAATCGCGGCATCATTTATCTCATTCTCAACAAGCAAACTGGTGAAAAATACGTCGGAAACACCACACTTGCGATGAATAAAGAATGGGTACACCACATAGACCGTTCCAAAAGAATGTCTGCTGAACCATTACATAAGGCATTTCGTCAGTATGGTGTGAATAACTTTATGATTAAAGAACTAGATGACTATGATGACACTTGTTTAGAGAGTAAATTAACTGAGTGGATAGACAAATATAAACCTGAATACAATGATATTCCTACAATTGAACCTAAACTTATAATAGAAGAACCAATCATTGAAAAGAAACCAAGAGTTCATAAATCATCACCACACCTTATTCAATGGAATGAACAGACTCGTGCAGATGGTAAACACTTAGGATTAAAGGTAAGATGTAAAAACTTAGAAACTGGATTGTGTAAAGATTATAATAGTGTAAGAGAAGCAGCAATTGATATAACTGGTAATGCAAATGCAAACAGTAACATATTAAATGCTGCACGTAACTATAAAAATGCTTACGGATATCGATGGCAAGTCTTAGAAGATAAGAACAATAAAAAACCAGTATTTGGTGTCAATAAAAAAACCGAACTGATTGAAGTTCGGTATGAAAGTATGAACGCTGCGATACGCGCTTTTAATGGTAACAACAAACAAGGAATTTATAAAAGTCTAAAGAATCCTGGTCGTTATTCGTGGAAAGGTCACTGGTGGTTTTATGGATAAGCAATCTCTTCCAATTCTTTGAGCAACTCTGGAGTGAACTTCTCAATGATTGGTTCATCCATATCATCACCAGAGTAAAGATCATCCTCATATTGACAAGCAAGATCTTGATTCAAACTCATCAGATTGTCTAACAGTTGTTCAATACTACGAATCAATTGTGCCTGATCCATTTTAAGATCCTCCATAAACATAATCTACAATACCTGCAGAATGATTTACACCTTCAATAACCTTGAAAGTTGCATACTTATCAAACTCTTCAGCATAATACTCACTGAACTCTTTGATAAAGAACTCTTTGCATTGTTCTTTTGATTCGGCAGCGATAACCACCATGCCACTGGTGTAATCAGTTAGAACTTCGTTGATGATGTAAAGATTCATTCGAATAGTTTCCAAGTATCAGGACGAAGACCCAGTTCTTCACAACGGACTTCATAGGCAATCCGTTGTAGAGTCCGTAGATCCATCTGCTCCACACTTTGAATGATAGAACGACGAATCTGAGAGTCTTGAGTGGTGTCGGTAATCATGAAAGGAATTGCGATTACCCCTGTATTATAAGCGCACTACAGGGATAGGGAGAGGAGTCTTGTGACAGTTCTTCATCTGTCACGATTGAGCATGTACGTTAATTGTGCTAAAGAGCGATCTGTTCTCTTTTGTATTGGATTTCTCCTTCTTCTTTGTGCTCGTTCGACTTCATAATCCTTTGAGTACCCACTACCAGCATCTTCACAAAACTGCTGAAACGTCTTCATGGTTTTATTTTTATTTAGACCATGCCTTTTTGTAGGTGAAGTTGGCATGAGAGAACACTTCCCGACGAATCAGTTTATAAGTGCCATACTCATTCGACATCACAAAACCTTCTGCAGTGATACGATCTTGACCAAGATAAGCGGTAGGACCATCGCAACGGCACAGAAACAGACAATCTTCTTTGATGCTCTTCACCAGTTTCCAAAACTCAATCAACAGACGATCACACTCAAAATCTTCAGCGTTGATGTCACGTTGCTCACGAATACAAGCGTTGATCTGTTTCTTAATCTTTTCTGCTTCGGATTTGGAAGCAAAATTGGCCACAGTAGACATTTGGCGCGCAAAGTTACACACTTCTTCTACATCAGCGAATGACCGTTGATTGTACAGAATATGAGCATTTGGTTTCACAAACAGAATGTCATCAGTGCTCTCCAGATTCAGCATCAGAGGAATTGCCCAACTGTCACGCAGATCATCGTTTGCCTCATATACAGTATGTGGAGCAATGATCAGACGTTGAGAGACGACTTCAGGAAACTGATAAGTGACAGTATTGGGAGTGTATTCAGTATCTCCACCATAACCGATGAAATCACCTTGAAAGATACCTTCGGTGCGTGGAAGAACATCAAAGCACATGTGTAGGATTTCTGCTACATTGCCTTCATAATGCTGATCAATCTCTTCATGAGAATGTGCAATGCGAATCTTGACTTTATTAAACACTGCTTTGGTGCCAACGAAGAATGTGTTGGTTGCAGGATCAATGCCCCAGACAATCGCAGGAGCACCATCCATCTTGACGGACAGAGTGCCCGCTGCGATGAACCAGTCCAGTACATTCAGATCTCCAGTCAGAATGCTGTCTTCGGGATGCTCGATGTGAAGGTTCTGCATGAGTGGTTGGTTGCGAACGAATATAGTATAAAGCACCCCAGAGTGATCTGGAGTGCTCAGTGTGCCAGTTGTCAGAGTGTCACTTGTTCATTTGCAGAGTGGGTACTGGCATCCCACCTTCGGTAGGAACATAGATTGTGGTATTACCTTTGGCAGAACCTTCTTCCAGTCCAGTAATGTACAGATACTGAAGATACTCACGGTTACCTTTCAAACTATCACCAATGATTTGGTTTGCTTGAGCAACACCTTTTGCACGTTCAACCTCTGCCATTGCCAGTTCTTTGGCACTATCCAGTTTTGCTTTTGCTTCCAGCACAGCAACCTGACGAGTGTATTCTGCTTCTTGAAGTTGTGCTTTACCACTCAGAGTCTTAGTCCATACACCATACTGAGGCAGACCAAATGCAAGACCAGCAATCACAATTACAGTGCCGAGGAGAATAACAGTCACTTCGGAAGACAGAAAACCGTTTTGTTGTTTCATTTCGAAGAACTCCCAGAATTGTTGAAATTGAAAATCAAATTAGCAAGAAAGATAATGGCAAAGTTCTGCCAGATGGTCAAATTAACATTGAACCATGAAAGAATCAATCCAAGCAGTGCTGCCTCGAAAAAGAGAACAGCAACTGAAAGAACAATGATACCAAAAGCAACGCCAATAGCAGTAGAAGTTTTCATAGATCAGATTACCTCAGTCACCAGTTTAGCACCTTTGAACTTGGATCGGGCACTTTTGTTCTTGGTATCCACACCAGTCACCACAGCAACCTGAGGAGTGCTGGAACCAGTGTAGAGTAGCACATCACCTTTCTTCAGAGCATCAGGAGTGCCGACGTAATGGGTCTCTTTACCACCCATAGTTGCACTGAAAGTATAAGGTACAACTTCTTCCAGATCTTTCTTATCAAAGACATGAATCTTGCCAGTACCTTTTTCTTCAATCAGGTATTGGTTGCTACTGTTGGTGCCGATGTGAGTGCCATAGGCAACCACACCATCAACAGTGAAAGAATAGAGAGTTTTAGTGTCAGCAGTCATTTCAGTTTCCTCATCGTAAAGTTTTAGATCTGTTCCGTAAGCAGTGAATGATTGTTTAGAGTGGAGATACCTACAAGAGTATTGCCCTCCACCATATGCTCCAGAATAAAAATAGGTAATTTCAGCGGGTTTTTTGCCGTATTGTTTGGTGACAATATCACCAACGTTGAATGTTTGCGTCATAATTAAAGAGATTCAACTTGTGAAAGAAGATTATCAATATCCTCCATGGATTGATAACCAATTACATCATCCGTGATGGGAGTATCGTAGCAGATTTCCCAGTCTTCTTCAAGTCCTTTGAGAATTGCCACCTCATACAGTCCTTCTTCGGCACCATATGAACCAGAACCAAAAGGAGTTGTAAAGCGAACAACACTTACACCATATCCATTCGGAAAAAATTGACGTGCAGCAATACCATCTGGGAAACTGCCGTGTGGATGAAAATCAAGATCAGTGAATTTCATAATCAGTTACCAAAACGGTTTTTCCAAAGTTGATTAGATTTGTGCCTCATTTGTTCAAGCATTCTAAAACGCCGCCGAATTTCAGAGTCTTCTGGCATTTCATGAAGATTTGGACATGCAACATACATTCCATCGGATGCATGGCACAAGATGTCATTCAGAAAATCATGCTCTTCAAAAGTGAATTCCATCGTGACAGGTTGTTGATCACAGTAGTTGGTTTCGTTCAATTCAAGAGTTTCCATGATTTATTTGAGTGAACATGTTTATTA